CCGAATTTCGGGCGGGGCAGTTTCTGATACCCCAATGATCCTATTTACGCAGAGTTCTGTCAATTCTTCAAGCGGTAAACCGCCATAATTACTTGTTTTTACAATGGGGCTGATAATATCACCAGTTTTAATTTCAAACATTTATGTCCTCTTTGCTTCTGGTGGGTTGTACTCCACCTCGTCTTTTACCGTATCTTTAATTTCTGAATACTTTTTAGCCACAAACCGTTCATTTTCTAACCCTACGACCAGTGGATCACTAAGACGGTGATAACCGTAGAGCTTACTAATAGTGGGTTCGCTGGTGTCTAAAAGGCATGATCCTTGAGCTATACCAACCTTAATACCCCGTTCCATTGCTTTTGCCAGTAAAAACTCGCAACACGCCCTACCTGCCTCAGCAAAGTGGACTACGTTTTTGTAAGAAAAATCAATCCCATACAGGTGGATTTGCCCTACTTTGGCAGCAATTGCATAGCCAATAGCAAAGGCTACTGTGTTGTTAAAGTACCCCGTTCCGCAAGCGTTCATTACTTCATCTAAGGGAAACTCTACTAATCCAGGACAACGGGGGTCTAATTCACAGGTATAGATTGGTCCTGTGTGTTTCTCTAGTACCGACCGCATAAGCCCCGTTTGAGTGCCTGCATCATCACTATCTAGGAACCGGCTGGCTGGATCCATCATAAAGACCCGGTCGTGGTAAATCACCCCTGCCATAGCATTAATTGCCCATACTTCATCAATTGGCTGAGAATGGGTCTTGGCTAGGATGAACTGACTATGGGATTTGCCCATTGCCACAATAGCAATACTTTTACCTGATAGGTCTGGAACTCTATTAATCATCTGACTGGATACCTTACTTGTCCACTTCTGTAGGCGTCTTGACGGTTTTTACCATCGCCTAATTGTTTAAGTTCTGCCATTGCATCGTCATAACGGGCTTTATACATTGTCATGGTATCAGCGTCTGTTTTCATAAATAAGGCTGCTTCTAGTAACGCCCCATACAAAAGAGCAGAGTCAAAGTTTGTACCTAACCAAGACGTCCCAGCGGTCACAATTGACGTTGGGTAATAAAAATAATGAAGCTCTGAATTGTAACTAGCGTCTGGGGTAGGTCCTAGAATAAAAGTGTTGTCGTCAAAAACAGCGTAATACTGAGGTTTCCCAAAAAACGCTGAATCTGTATCAGGAAAGGATTCACGGATAAAGTTAACGTCTTTATTCAATAAGTAGTGGTACTCATTGTCGGAGTTGATTACTGCTAGACTAAAGGTGGACAACCAGTCTGAAGGAGTTGCTAAGTACTTATTTCCTACAGTCATAGTGCCCGTAACGTTCTTACGGATAGCAGGTAACTGCACCATGTTATAGATGCGTTGCTCCGCCAACTGGACAAAGCGGGCAATCTGCTCGGCAGACGTAAACGACCCGACTGTCGCTGGAAAGTCGTTCTCAGCAAAGCCTTTAATAGCGGACGTTAACTGCGTGTAATTCATCCCATCTTCCCACTAGACATACGACCTTTGGTTGCTGCACCAGCACCACGCATTTCAATCTTACCGTATTGATTTACGGGTCTACCGTTACCTTTACTAATCCCGTCAACCGAGATGTTCATTTTTGCCATTTCTTGAGCACCCGTAGTGTCTTTAACGGTCACAGGCTTACCCTGCATGGTGTGAGGAGGAGCATAGACTTTAGCGTCTCCTACTTCCTTGCCCATTACTTTTTTAGAGAATTTAGGCATTATCGACCCCTTCCAGCGGATTTACGCATCATTTGGTTCTGAACTTTTGCTAAACCACGTCCAATTTTCTTCATAACCATTTGGTCTTTACCACCCATCTTTGGCTTTGCCTTCATGCCCAAGACTGTAGGACCACTATCGCCTAAATTTGTACCTTCGGTCTTGCCTTTTTTAGCAATCCCATCTGCGCTTTTCTTAAACATTTTTAACTCCTTATGTTGTTGTTACCGTTACACTACCTACCTGACCCTCTGGTGCTAGATTATTTGGGGTTAAACCATCATTTTGTGACCCCCCAACAGGATTCCAGCCCCATTGAAATATTCTACTACCACCTTCTGGAAAACCAACACCTTCTAAGGTAGTGTCGTTTGTTCCATTAATCTGTAAACCGCTACTACCAGATACCGTATAGCTTACATCAGGTCTTGGTTCCCGTACTGCTTGTGGGTCATCCACTGGGTACATCCCTAACTGCAACTGTGGCTGGTCTGGCTCCCAACAACTTGGACATACTTTGATGTTTACTTGCTTAGTCTTAATCGTCAGTTTTCTAAGCTGCTTTAACTTAAATCGTTGTCCACATCGATCACATTCGGCAATTGAATACTTACCACTACTAAATTTATTAGGCATAGAACATGTTCCGAGGGACGAAACGAATAGCCGCTTTTTCTCTGTCCTCTGTGGAAGCCATCATCCACTGCTCTTCATATTCTTGTTTTAAAAAGGGTAATCGTACCTGTCCATCAGGTAACTTTTGAGCCATGTAAAAAGCAAGTCCTGCTACCATGCAAGGCAGTAGTCTAAATGGAATATCAGGCTCTACCGTGCCATTTGTACCAGCGTCTTGGACTCTACGTAGTCTCCAATAGACAAAGGTATACGGACCACCGCCTGCGTCTGGGGTTAACCAAAGATTAACGGCGGGTAAGTTCTGAACTGTAATAGGCGCAGCAGCAGTATGTGCCGCAGCAGTCGTACCGTTCTGTCCACGGTTTACATTAATTAGATTATTACCCGTTACATTGGAGTAACTAATGGTTTCGTTATCAATCTTAATAAAGCCTGTGGTTGCTAAGTAACTAGCGTTTGAAACAGGGATAGTCGTGGCTGTCGAAGTAATCGTACTGGCTAAGGTTGCTAAAGACGTATTGGACTGACCAGACTGGCGATTAAACCACATCTGAATAGGACGTCCTTGAGCTAATTTATTAGGTATTGTTGACCAAGTAGACTCTGAAATACGAGTGATATTAATATCAACTTGATTAGACTGGACACCATTATTTTGACGAATCACAGCATCTAGGATGTCAATAGTGTCTACGGGCATTGGGTATAATCCTTGTCCTGTAGTTAACAGAATCTGACCTTGCTCAATTGTCCACAGGTTAATACCACGGTTAGCCCATTCAATCGTCAAAAGGTTCAGAGACCTGCGGGCAGTGCGCATATCGTAACCCGTACGCAATTCCGTACCAGCTCTCTCAAACGCCTCTTCAATGAGGTTATTAAGGTCTAAGTTAAAAGCTGTTGTGCCTGAAGTACTCATATTTTCCTATATGGTTTTACTTTTGCTTTTACTGTTTTTGGCTGGGGCACGAACTGTTTTCCCTGTGCTTTTCCCGCCCGCTTTGCTCGTGTTGTTGCTGCGTACTCTTGTGAACTTAATGCTTGTATTGCTTTCTTTGGGAGATACCTTTCGCCCGTCTCGGACGACTTCTTGCCTGACTTGGTCTGCCAGTCTTGGTCTCCCCAAGATTTTAAAGATTGCTGTGATTTTGCTAAACCACCCCCTGCCATCTTCTTCTTTGACGCACAATGAGCCTTCTCCGAGAACCCCTTTGGGCTGTCGCAGTTGATCGACTTTTTGCGTTTGTCTGACCATTTCACTTGTACCCGCCGCCTTTTTCTTTATAACGTTTAGCTAGGAGCTGTGCTTTTCTTGCTGACCATTGACCCGCTGCCGTACCATGCGTAGCCGATGCTTTAATACTATTAAATAAAGCCTTACGCATACCAGGTTTCGTATAGTTACCAGCTTTATTAACCGTACCACCTTCTTTGTATTGAGCCGTTTTAGCAGCATTTGCAAAATCACTTTTCTTAGGAGCGCCTTTAGCGCCAGCACTACGCATCTTCTCGCCTGAACCAGAAGCTATCCTGCGTTTCTTGGCAGCGATATTGGCGTAAAGACCGCCACCCGCAAACATCTCCACGTCTTCTGGATTGTCCTTGCGTTTGATCGTTTTCTTACCTGGCATCTTAGTAGGCATTATGGCGCCCATGCCACGACTTGGTCTCATGCTCTTGTCTTTCCACGAATAGCAATACCGTCTGCCCGTTTAGAGGCCATGCCACCAGCTTTCATCTTCTTAGCTGAAAATAGTTTCTCAACCATTCCTAGCCGTTGGGGTTTCGTTGTTACTTTACTAACAATCTTTTCCCGTTCTGATTTAGTTGTACCTTTTGCATAAAACCCAGCACTTTTTAATGCTTTAGAAACTTTACCACCAGCTTTAAACGGTTTGTCTAGTCCCTTCATACCACTAAAATCACCACCGCCACCGCCACCGCCACCAGTAGGCTTTGGTAGTCTGCCCATATCTTGTAGCCTTTCGGTATAAGTGCGTGGGCTTTCAGCTTTAGCTTTAGCTCTTTGCTCTTCTGCCATTTTACTTGCTTCAGCCTTAGCTTTTTCGTTATCTTGTTTCACTTTTTCCGCCGCTTTGTCGTACTCGCTAGGTCCAAACTTTTCCTTGGGAGGAGTGTATTTATCACTCTTACCATCGCCAACCTTTTTAGAAGGATCAATAGGCTCTATTGGCATTTAGCAAGCCTTGCCGCCTGATTTCATTTTAATCATTGTGCCTTTGGTTTTGCCTTTAACTTCAATGCCGCCACCTTTAGCCATGCCATGCAGACGTTTTTCATGGCCTTTAACCGCTTTAGCGGCTACCGTCTTCATCATTGGTTTATCTTTAGCTACATCTGAGTGCGCCATACCACCTTTAGCCATTTTGCCTTTGCCATCAGCAGCAAACGCTGGAACTTTTTTCCCATCTTTCATTACCATGGGCATACCACCTTTTTTCATAGGCATATCTTTATCAGCCATAGAAGATTTTCTTTTTGCCATCATAGCCATCATGCCTGGGTTCATCTTTTTCATATCGTTCACCTTTTCATTTTTAGTTAAAATACCACCTGCTTTTTTACCTTTAAATCTTTCTAAACTAACATTTGGTAACTGCATCATCCCATGATTAGAACGTGGCCTATTAAATTTACCTTTAGCTGGATTAGTTGATCCACCAGTTCTAAACTTTTTACCTTTATCCGCTTCCATAAAATCTTCTCCAACAGAGCGAGGCACTCTTGCTTTTTTAGCAAACTTTGGATTATTAGCCACAGCCGCCATGAAATTGTGTTGCTTTTTACTTACGCTAGGCATTACTTACCTTTTAATAAGTTGGTCAATTTTGTCTTCAAGTTTGTTAAACCTTGCGTCCATGTGTTCAACAATGCGGTCAACTTCTGCTTTAGTGACGTTATCACGTGCTACCTCCTCACGGGTTTTG